TGAGCAGCTCCACTTACAGCTAAATGTGTACAAGGTGGAAAAGCTATCATTGCATCCCAACCTTCGTTAATGATATCAAAAACACTTCCTTTATAGTGTTTAGCATTTGAATTTCTATTATCTTGTAAGTCACAGCTCCAAGCATCAAAACCAAGTTTTTCAAATCTACCCCTAACTTCATCAGATTCTTCGCAGGCAATTAGTATTTTCATAGTTAAAATGGTGTTTTTATTTCAAGTCCATTAAATGGTGTTTCTAAGTAGTGACGTTCGCCTAAGTTTTCGTAGTAAGCGTTTCTAAACAAATCAAAGGTAAGCTTAGCCGTTCCCTTTTCCCCTTCTGCTCTTTTTTTAATTTTGCGAATTATTATCTGAGCCTCACTTGACTGCCTCCATCCTTCGCCATGTTCTTCGTAATCTCTATGAACACAGATAAGATTCAAAGCCTTAGCATACCAAACCGAACCGCCTTCAATTTCATCTGGTCTTGGTGCAGGTGGGTACTTATCCCCTCCTCGCATATCAGGATTCCTTGCATGGGCTACTATAAAGTTGTGAGTATTATTCTTTCTTGCGTGTCTGTTTACTCTTGGTAACTGTTGTTTAAGGTATTCACTGATGGTACCAGTATATTTGTGTTCAATATCGTTCCAGTTGTCTACTGAACTTGAAAAAATACCATAGTTCCTTATTGCTTCATCAGTTAAATTTAGCCACTCGTCAAAGTCTAAACCTTTTTCATCAACATCAATAACCTTAAAATAGTCCTGAACGAACGGATAAACTGTATAAAGCTCCTTTTCGCTGATTTGATAGTTAATAGAACGCTTGTCAAAGGTCTTTCCAGTCAAACAGTGGATTATCTCTGCGTATATTTCGTGGGCTGATCCAGTCTCAGGTGTGTAAATCAAGCACTTTTTGTTATGGCGAGTAGCTAAGGCGCAAAGTATTTGTATTAGGAACTGACTTTTCCCACTCGTAGGGTGTCCGTATATGATTGTTGAGCGACCTTGTTTGATTGAGTAGAGTTTATCTAAGTTACTAAAACCTATTTTTAACCCTGCATTTTGGCCGTATTTGTGCAAGTGCATGAGTTGCTCTTGTATGTCGTTAGCTTGTATAATCTTTCCCATAGTTACCAAATTACTTTTGAAGGGTCAAACGGTTTAGGTGCATTTTTTAGTACAGGTTTTTCAACTCTAAGAATCCAGTTAGCTATGGCATGAGTTACTGATTTCATTTTGTTTTTGCCTACCATCCAATTATTTGATGAATAGTAGTTAAAGAATTTCTCAGCCTCTTTTAAAGCAAAGTCTTTAGTCCATTCTGTATCAGTCTTAGAAATAAAAATAGATTGGATATTCTCTATACTATTATTTATTACATTTACATTAACATTTACATTAACAGCTTCGTTTGCTTCGGTTTGCTTCGTTATTGAAGCATTTGCTTCGTTTTGCTTCATTTTGCTTCGTCTTGCTTCGCCACTTTTAATGCCTCCTAATTTACCTGATTCTGAACGCTTTGGCTTTATTTCGGTTTCCCATTTTTCCAAATCTCTCTTTAATTGTTGTTTGATTGGTTCAAATGTAAGCTCAATAATTAAATCATTTGTTATCGGATTCTGGTCATTAACATAGCGTAAAATATGTTTAAATAAATCCCCTGCCTTTTCACTTGGCATCTTTTCAATTGTATGTATCAAATCTGAATACAATACAAAACTTTTTTTACCTACTGCCATTTTTTTTCAAAATAAAATATTACTGGGTTAAATGTTGGTTCAATTTGATTGAACTTAAAAAGTATTTTTAAATCGGTACTTTTATCTAATGCAGAATCAATCCTATTTTGAATAGATTTTCTCCAATCTTCAATTAAAAATGAGCCTTTAGATAAATTACAAGTTGGACATGATGGATTTAAATTATCAATGTTATTTCTACCATAACGATGTCTTGGAACTATGTGGTCAATATGAAATGTATCTTGGTTTAATCTACAACCACAATACGCACATTTACCATCATACTTGAGAAAAACTCTTTCTCTTTTAGTAGCTGAAATACATTTAGACATAAAATATAAAAGCCGACCAACTAAAGACTTCGCATGGGTGCAAATGATACCCAGTCTTTAATCAATCGGCAATATTTTAGTATTTGAAACATTTGCTTTGTGGCTGCGAAACCGATACAATTATAAGTGGTAATATAACGAACTAAAACAGAAGTTTTGCACATTATACGACAAGTTATAACTGATAGAACTTAGCTAATTCTCTACTTGCTTTGTTTGGTTTAAGCTTGTAAGACATAAATTTTCCAGCCGTTCCAAACTTGGTTTTGAAGTGTTTGACTTCTCCTGAAATGTTGCATCCATTCTCTCTGAATTCGTGTACTCGTGTGGCTAATTTCATACTGCCAGTAGCTTTAAAAGCTTTGATTAAGTCAATCTCCTGACCGCTTAATAATAGGCTGAATATAGCAGCCTTTTGTGATTTGATTTTTCTCATTTGATAAGGTGTTGATATTGGTTAAATAAATTCATAAAATACTTATTCTTAACTTCTAATTGCCCTTGAACATATTCTCTTGAATGAATAATCGTTGAATGGTCCTTACCACCAAATACAAATCCGATTTCCTTTAAGCTACCTGATTGATTAGTGTAGGCTATGTATCTACCTATATGCTTTATCTCAATAAGCTCTCGTTTGCGACTCTTACCAGTTATGTCATTATAACTATAACCACTAATTGTACAAAGCTCGTAGATTAGATTCTCAATGGCATTCATATTATCCTTATCCTTTGAATCTTGGATATATGCTGCCCATTCGGAAAGAGTATTAAACTCGTATTTTTTAGCTAAGTGTTTTAAAAAAGGGTTGTCAAATTTCATAATTAGTTTTTTATAAAAGTTCCGTTAATAGTTTTTCCTTTTCTGTCCTTAATTTCTTCCCAAGCTACTTCCAGGCATTGCACTAAATCCAAGCCGTAGAAAAAACAAGCATCATTGAGAAAGTTCATAGCTGAAGGATTTACGAATTCAGGACCTACTCTCCTTACTACATCGTGCAGGTTAATAAATCCGATTGGTTTATAGGTATCGCTTAACTCTTGGCTGTTTCCTATCTGCTCTCCAAGTATTATCATAGTAACTGCAATATCCCCAAATCCGTCAATTACTCCAGCAGAATCATCTTTTAACAAAGCCTTAGCCGTTTCGCCTATTTCTTCTAAAAATTTAAGGTATTGATTAGTAGAGTTCTCTCGTTTGATTAACTCTCGTTGATTAGCCCAGTCAATGATGAGCGATTTTAGTTCGTTATAGTTCATTGTTACCTCCTTGTAATATTAAATCACGAAGCCATTTTACACCAAATGCTATATGAGAAAAATTTGGATTATAATGTACCATTTCTTCTATCTCTTCATCCGTTGGTAGTTCAATTGGTGTGAGTGAATTAATAATTTCATCAACATGTTTCCCATCTGAAAATGGATGTTCTGTTTGCCATAATGCTTTCCTCACTTGCTCTTCTGTATATAGTTTATTGCTCATTGTTAGGGTTTATTAAAGATTTCATAATTTTAATTCCTTCCTGAATGCCTTGCTGTTTAGCTAACTCTAATTCTAATTGTCTGAGTCGTTCAGCTCCAGCTACTATCTCAGGAGTTGCTTGTTGGCTAATGGTTAAAGCCTCCATTAAAAATTGGATTGATGTCATTTTGTAAATTGGTTTTTTAATTGGTTATAAAATTCGTTTCTCATTTGAATTACTGGTTCGCCTTTCTCAAGTAGTTCATCTGACCAGCCTTCCTTTCTTTGAACCTTAGTTATTATCATTCGCTTGTCATAATCTACTGGGTAAGTTAGTCCATTGTCAGACATTCTATTTGTCTCTAATAGGTAAGCGCAAATGTGCCATTCAGGTCGGTCATAAAGGAACATATACATCTGTGCTTGATGGTACTGCTGTTCGTCTATTCCTTCGTGTAGATAATCTAACCAAGATTCAAGGCTTGTAGG